GCCACCAAACTCGAGACATCCGCCACGTCGGACTTCAAGTCCCCGAAGACGTTGGCGACCTACACCGCTGTGCCACTCGCCGCCGACGTGCCGCGCGGCAACCTCGGCTACCTGCGCCTGACGGTCACATCGACCTACAGCAAAGGGACCTTGACCGCGGGCCTCGTGCTCGACGACGATATCGACTGGTAAGCAAGGGCCGGACCCCGCAGGGCCCGGCCTTTTGCATGAAGGAGGGGCGAACATGAACCGCATCGATATCTGCAACATGGCCCTGTCATTCCTGAACAGCGGCCGCATCAATTCACTTGATGACGCCAGCACAGCAGCGAAGCTGTGCAAGATTAACTATGACCATCTCCGGCAGCGGCTTTTGCGCATGTATCCCTGGGGCTTTGCCGAGAAGATGGCCAAGCTGGCACAGCTTGAAACGCAAGGTGTCGGCTATGCGTATGCCTATGCGTATCCAGGGGATTGCCTCCTGCTGCGGTTCGTCTTCGCCGAAGACCATGCAGCGGACTATGAAGAAGAGCGTCAGGACTTTCGCGTCTGCCACTTGGGAGAAGCCGGACAGGCCATTCTCACAGATGTTGCCATGGCTTATGCAGCATATACCGCAGACATCAGGCCGACGGGGACGTTCAGCGCAGAATTCATCGACGCCCTTGCCCACATCCTGGCCAGCGTGATCGCGATGCCGCTCACAGGCAATACGGAGCTGCAGAATATCAACCTGCAGCTTGCTCAGCAGGCAGTAGATCTCGCAAGATACCAGGACGTCAGTGAGCGGGAACGGCGTACGCGCTATCCGCATAAGTACAGTGATGCGAGGTTCGTATAGGAGGGATGAACGGTGGAACCATATTATGCCATACAGCCGGCGTTCACGGGCGGCGAACTCTCGGAAGACGTCTCGAATCGCGTAGACCTGGACAAATATCAGCTCGGGCTCAAGCAGGCGCAGAACGCCATCATCCGTCCATATGGATCCGTACACAAGAGACCGGGACTCATCTATTGCGGGAAAACAAAATATGTGGGCGATGGGAAGATTGTCCGGCTGCAGGAATTTGATTTTCTCACCGACCTTTCCTATCTGCTCGAATTCGGAGACAAGTACCTGCGGATCTGGCGGGACGGCATATATCTAGGCGTGGAGCTTGCCACACCGTTCGCGTCAGGTGACCTCTCACGATTGCGCTTCACGCAGTCCGTCGATGTCATGTACATCTGTTCAGGGATCTATCCCGTACAGAAGCTGTCACGTTATGCCGAAGATGATTGGGAACTCACGGAAGCAGAATGGGAAACGTCGCCTTTCTGTGATGTCAACAAGGACACCGCTTGTACCATACGGCCAAGCGGGAAGACCGGGACCGTCACGCTGACGGCCAGCAAGGGAATCTTTTCGTCAGATAACATAGGAGATACCATTAAGCTGGACCAGTACGTGGACGGGCGTTCCGTCGAGACGACAAACGGGACAAGTTCAGAGATCCTCGTAGGCAAGACCTGGAAAGTCATCACGCATGGGACCTGGACGGGGACGGTGCAAGTCCAGTACTGCGGAGAGAAGAATCATCTGCCGAACCAGGACTGGAAGACCCTGCGCACGTACACATCGTCAGATGATTACAACCCGTCAGAGTCTGGAGATGTCGAAGAGTATACCTACATGCGCATCCATGCATCCATTTCGTCGGGGACTTGTAAGGCCAATTTATCGTCTTATCCGTATACGCATACGGGCTATGTGAAAATTCGGAGCGTGAATAGCACGACGACGGCCGTAGGCACTGCGGACTGGCTGGGCAGCACGGATGCGACGGAAGACTGGTACTGGCCAGCCTGGAGCAAGACCAATGGGTATCCATACTGCGCGACGTTCTTCCAGGACCGTCTCGTCTTTGGCGGGAGTCCGGGAGAGCCGCAACGCGTCTGGATGAGCCGCTCGGGCGACTACGAAGATTTCAGCATTGATAAGGAGAGCGGCACGGTGACAGACGATAGCGCGGTAACAGCAGACCTGCTGAGCCGTAAGGCCTGCGCTATCAACCACATGGACGCCGGCAATGACCTGATTGTCTTTACAGAAGGCAACTCATGGACCATCTCGGGCAGCGAAACCGTCACACCATCCAGCATCACGCCACGTAACCAGGAGAACTACGGCGTTTCAGATATTGCGCCACTGCGAGTCGGCAATCGCGTCGTCTACATCCAGCGTCGCGGATCCGTAGTACGTGATACTGGCTACGACTATAACACGGATTCCTACGTCGGCACAGACCTCACGTTGCTCTCCAAAGACCTGATCAATGGTCAGACCATCGTTGACGATGCCTTTGCACAGGAGCCAGATTCCCTGCTCTACTTTGTCCGTGCTGATGGAGTCATGCTTGTCCTGACCTATGTCATGGATCAGAAAGTCTATGCCTGGTCACATCTGGTGACGGATGGGATATTTGAGAGCGTGGCGTCTGTCAACTGCGGTAACCGGGATGATGTTTATGTGGTGGTGCGTCGTACGATTGGCACGCAACAGGTGCGCTGCATTGAACGCTTCGACCGTGATCGCGTATCGGATAATCAGCAGGACTACATCATGCTGGACTCTGCGGTCATTTACGATTTGGACCAGGCAGCCAGCGTCATCACAGGACTCGAGAATCTCGAGGGCAAGACGGTACGCGTCCTGGCGGACCAGTATCTCTACGATCCCATGACGGTGCAGGGCGGCAAGATTACCTTGCCAGACGGTGTATCAGCCAAGCGGCTCGTGATAGGCCTGCCATACACGATGATCCTGGAACAGCCGAACTGGGACGTAGGCAATATGCAGAGTGGAACCGTGCAGGGACGGAATAAGACTGTGACGAAGGCTATCCTGCGCCTAAAGAACAGTTTCGGCGGTTGGATTGGCCCGGACGCAGATCACCTGCAGGAGATCATCTACGATCCGCAGCGCATGGAAACCGGTGAGAAGGTCTTGACCACCGGCGACCGGACAGTCACACTGCACGAGAAAGGCGTCAACACGGAAGGCAGGACTTATATCTGCCACGAAACGCCATATCCATTTACCTTGTCAGCAATCATAAGGGCGGTGACATTCCTTGGTTAAAGAAAATCACAAGACATACACCATCTGGAAACTCGAGTGGCCGGAGATCCTCGAGGGCGAAGAAACCTACGGCCTGGCACGGGATCTGGCGAAGAATCTGCGTGAGGTCGACCGGCGCGAGATTCTGACTTTCACCGATGACGTCGAGCAAGAAGTGCAGGAATCCATCGACTGGAGCTACGAGCTGCAGTACGCCACCACGAAGAGCGGCAACATCATCGCCGTCTGGGGCGTACAGCCGAAGCGCAACGACGAAGGCCTGCGGACGCACGCCCTGATCTGGTGTCTCGGGACGGATCTCATCAAGCGGTATGCTGTCTCGTTCGCCAAAGAGTCCAGGAGCATCCTGCAGGAGTGGGCCAAGCGATACGGCTCACTCTACAACATGGTGGGCGCATTCAACGACGACGCCATCCGCTGGCTCCAGTGGGTAGGCGCGTCATTTGATGCGTCCGCGAAGATTATCAAGAACGGGGAGACCTTCCTGCCGTTCGTCATCCATCCAGAACGATCCGAAGAGAAGGGAGGAGATTGAGATGTGCAGCGTCATTGCAGGGCTGACTGCCCTGGGAGGTATCTTCCAGTACCGCCAGCAACAGCAGCAAGCCAACGCACAGGCCGCCATGTATCGGGCGCAAGCCGATGCGGCCGAGCAGAATGCCAGGATTGAGAACCGCAAGCAGGAGCAGATCGCCGACAACTACGCCGCGCAGGCCGACAAGCTGCGCTCGCGCCGCCGCCTGATTGAGGGCAGCCAGCGGGCACAGACCGGTGCGGCCGGCCTGAACTTCGGCGGCTCGGCCATGGATATCCTCTTGTCGAGCAACGATGCCTACCTGCAGGATCAGATGACGTTGCTCTCCAACCAGCGCAACGACAACTATAGCTCGCGCGTGGCAGAGAGCAACTACGAGGCGCAGGCGGCCAATGACAGGACCGCGGCGAGCAACATCAAGCGGGCGGCAAAGTGGCAGGGCCTCTCGACCATCCTCGGCACAGCGGCCAGCGTCTACGGCGTCGCACAGCCATGGAAGGATACCGGAGCCACTGCCTCGAGCAGCACGGGCGGTGCGTACCAGTACTACAACGAGAAGACCACGGCGGACACGTGGGCCAAAGCCAACCGGCAGTTCCCGACCGTCTCGGGCACGGGCTACCTGACGTATGGCAAGCCCGTCCTGTCCTACGGCAAGAGCACGGGCTGGGATATCCGGCCGGATTACTACAGCCGGAACGGCAAAGTGAACTTCCCGTTCCGCTTTTGAGTGAGGAGGAAACGACATGAAATTCAGCAGCTACCAGCCCGTCGTCAATCCGAACACCATCAACCCGCCGACCGTACAGGCTCCGAGAGACCTGGAAGTGTACGGCACAGGCGGCAAGGAATGGAACGCGCTCGCTGGAGCCGTCGGCCAGGCCACGAAGGTGCTCGCCCAGAAGCAGGACGATGAAGATGCAGCCGACGTCATGGACGCGAGGAATCGCATCATGACCTCGCTGAATGAGCAGCTCTACGGCGAGCAGGGGCTCATGACGCTTGGCGTGGGCAAGAATGCCAAGGGACTGACGGACCGCGTCACGCAGGCCATCCAGGACACTTCAGCGGAGATTGCCAAGGACTACAACCCGCGCGTCCGCTATGCCCTGAAGTCCACGCTGAACGACAACATGCTCAACTACCAGCGCATCGCCACCGGCCAGGAGAACCGGGAGCGGGAGAGCACCGAGCAGGCGGACTATCAGGCGGCCCTCAACATCAACACGCAGAACGCTGGCATGACATGGGACGTCACGAACGCCCTGACGAACTACGAGAACGACACGCGCCGCATCATCCTGGCCTACGGCGCGAAGCGCGGCTGGACCGGCGAGCAGATGCAGTCCGAGCTGATGGGGGCCATCACGAAGCAGGTCGCGTCGGCCGTGACGGCAGCCATCACCGCAGGAAACTATGACCGGGCCGCGCAGATCCTGCAGGTGAACCGCGGCAAGATGGACCAGAACGTCTACAACCAGCTCTACGGCTCCGTCAAGCAGAAGCAGGATGTGGCTAAAACCTACACGACGGCAGATGATATCGTCAACCAGTGCTGGGACCCGAAGACAGGGCGGTTCGATTGGAACAAGGCCAATGAGCTCATCAAGCAGAACTCCTACAGGAACGTAGGGGGGCAGGGGATAACCGGAGCTTCTGGAAAGGAAGCTTTCTTCGCATCAGTGGAACAGCAAGAGGACCCAAATGGAGATCCGAACGCGGTCTCATCAGAAGGTGCCGTTGGTATCTATCAGATTATGCCGGGCAACTGGCCGGCATGGTCGAAGGAAGCCGGGTACGAGGGTGCCGACCCGAACGACGAAGCGGCGCAGCGTGCAGTCGGACGATTCAAGCTGGGCCAGTATTACGACAAGTATGGACCAGAAGGGGCACTGGTTACCTGGTATGCTGGTGAGCAGAACGGACAGCGCTGGGTGACTGGCGAACCGGATGCCATTGACGAGAACGGCAACCACTATGCTTGGGATAAGCAACTGAGCAATGGCCCATCCATCAAGGAATACGTCAACAGCGTTATGAGCAGGATTCCGAAGGGGGCTGGCGGACAGAATGCGGGCGGTGGCAGTGGTGGTATTGATATCTCCAAGAAAGTCTACTACACAGTCAAGCCTGGCAAGGAAGTCGAAGTCACGAATCTTGGACATTCGACATGGGCAAAGCTCAACGCCTTGGCTGCCCTCTATGAGCAGGCTTTTGGTCAGCAGGATGATTATGAGCCGTTCTATGTCACGGCGGGCGGTACAACCAAAGGACACAATCCGGGTAGCAAGCACTACGAGAACCGTGCCTTCGACATCGCGATGGACAGCCTGGCCCGTCATCCAGAACGCCTGCAGTGGCTACAGGAACATGCAGCTGACGTCGGCCTGAAACCGTTGAATGAATATGCGGGCTATGGCAACGAGCAGTGGGCGGATGGCGACAACTTTCACTTCAGCGATGACGGCGGAGATTTTGACGAGAACGCTTATATGGGCGGAGGCAGTGGTGCGGCGGTATCAGGAGGGACGATGTATGACCCGACCATGGAGAAGAGCCTGCGAAGCGCAGTAGAAGCCGGGTTGCAGGATCGCATGAATGCGTATAACCAGAACAAGCAAAACTATTTCGATGATGTAGAGCATGCAGTTGATACAGCGGGCTCGTTCTCAGCTGCCAAAGCACTTGTCGAAGGAGACACGACACTCGACCTGCAGCAGAAGAACACGCTGATTGGCATGGCTGCGTCGAAGTTTGGCGTCAACCGGAATACGGGCTTACCGGCAAGTGGAGCTGGAGGTGTTACTGCATCCAAAATCGAGACAGCCTACAACACATTGGAGAACATGAACATCAATCTGCAGAATGGCAATGCCATTGAGACGGCTTCGTTTACTGCAGCAAGGCGGGCCGGAAACCTGCTGGATGACAATGGCGTCCTGACAGATGAACAGTCGAGTGAATTGCGGGCGGCCTACCAGAGCCAGGACTTTATGTCGTCGCTTACGGATGATATCGAGACGAATGGCATGGGCGGTGCATACAATCACTTGATTCAGAATGGCATGGACCCGCTCGTGGCGACGATCATCATCACGAAGAGCGACACGCACTACCTGCAGAAAGACTATCAGGGCGATCAGGAAGAGCCGGAGGAGGGCTGAAGATGGCGTTTGATTTGGAAGGCTACCAGAACATGGTGGCTCAGAAGAAAGAGAAGAAAGAACAGGCGGAGGCAGAGGCACAGGCCGAAGCCGCCAAGATGGCGAATGGGCCCTCTCTGCTCGACCGCATTGGTGATCTGGCATCAGGTGCCGTAGAGACGGTCAAGGACGTAGCAGATGCTGCTTGGACGATGGAGAAGAATGCGCAGGATGTCAAGACGCGTGGGCAGCAGTTGGAGATGGCCTACACCGATGCATCCATCCAGCAGTCCGAAGCGAGTGGAAATTATCAAGCACAAGAGAATGCGTATAAAAACTTCCAGCAGGCAGGAGCTGCGACAGAAGGAACCGTTGAGAATGTACTGCGGTCCCCGTTCCGTCAGGCATCTCGTAGCTTGATCGAGAACTATGCCGACCGCACGGATGATTCCATCTTGGGCGATGCGGCAAAGGCACTACAACGCACGGATGCAAACCTCGAGTATTTCATGACGGATGAGGAGAAGCTGACCAAGGCTCGCCAGATTGAAGCGAGTACCGGTATTCCTGCTGACTCCTTCTTGCAGGACAATACGGCCTACAAGAAGGCACTTGATGTCTACCACTACAAACAGAAAATCGATGCGGCAGGTGGCGATATCAATGTTGTCTGGCAGGAATTTCCGGAGCTGCAGGGCGTGGCCGATATGGATAAAGAAGGCGCAGCGATTGCCCTGCACAACCTCGATGCCGTCCGCTCGACGCATGGCATCATTGACACCTTCCAGAAGATGCTGGAGCGCGGCAATGTCAAGCTCGAGTACGACAACCTGCAGTATAAGATCATGATGGGCGCGGCAGACGATAACGACCGACAGAGGGCGGAGGATCTCAAGAAGCAGCTCGAGGAGGATCGTCGTACTGCGCCGTCGTTCCTCGAGGACCCGATTGCGGCCATTGTGGGCGGCGTGGCAGAATCCGCGCCAGAGATGTGGCAGTCAACGTCGGAGTCTTTGCGAGAAGCAACGGCAATGGCCGTGATTGCAGCAGCAGCCAGCGCGGCAGCGGGCTCCGTGGCCACGCCGATTGGTGCCGCAGTGGGCGGCACAGTTGGCGCGGCGGGCGGCTTCGTCTATGGCTTGGGGCGCGGCTTCCTCGCACAAGTCGCAAGGCGCGAACTCATTGCGGCGGCAGCTGGTACAGGCCTGCGGCTCGGTGCTTTTACGGGCATGGCACGTCCTGAGATTGGCTCGCGCTTTGCCGAGTACAAGGAACTCAAGGACGAGAATGGCAACCCGCTCTTAACGGAGAACCAAGCAGCTGGCTGGGCCATGCTAGGCGGCTCGCTCAATGCGGGTATCGAGCTGGCGAACTTTGGCGTCGTGACGCGAGCACTGGCCGGTGCACCGCATGCGCGGAAGGTCTTCGGCGACATCATCGAGCAGACAGGCTCAAGGATGCTGACGCGCGAGAAGATCCTGAATACCCTCAAAGACCGAACGGGCGATGTCCTCAAAATCACGGTATCCGAGGCGGGTGAGGAAGGCCTGCAGTCTATCTCGGACGACATGGTCCACAACGGCATGGAGTGGAGTACCGGCGACACAAGCAACAAGATTTACGGCCCGGGCGAAATCCTGGAGCGGGCAGGCAAGAGCACCCTGCAGGCCATCCCTGGCTCGCTGGGCTTCGGCCTGCTCGGCGCGGTGGGCGGCACCGTATCGTCGGGCTTCCGGCAGACGGCAGCCATGCGCCACCTGGCAAAGTTCGAGGCAATGTATGGCGAGAATGCCCGCAAGACCTACACCGGCACCGTCATGCTCGAGCAGCTGCAGCAGGCTATCGATAAGGGCAACCTCAAGGAAAAGGCTCCAGATGTCCAGAAGAAGATCCTGCGCGAGCAGCTCAAGAATACGGACTATCCCGAGGTCTATATCGACACGGAGATGGCCATGCAGCAGGAAGGCGGCCTCGAGAACCTCAAGGACGTAGCCAAGACGGCAGGCATCTCGAACGACGCTTTGCAGACGGCCATCGAGGAGAAGGGGAGTATCCTCGTGCCGACCGAGCAATTCCTGCAGGCTGGTACGAGTCCGGAGTTCTTGCAGAACGTCTCCTTCTCACCGGAGGCCGACAGCATGGCCCGCATGCAGCATGACGCCAAGACTATCCTCGAGGACATGCAGAAGCGGCAGCAACAGTCCATCGACAAGCAGGTCGAGCTCATCAACAACGTGCTCGACCAGTACTTCCCCCTGCATGAGAAGAGCCCCGCAGAAGACCAGGCCATGCGCGACATGGCTACCGTGGTCATCTATAAAGACCCCGCCAATCCGACAAGAGGTTGGTCAGCCGCCATGAAAGAGCGCCAGGCCCGCCTGCAGGAGATCATCGGCCCTGTACTGGAACGTCTGCGTGATGGCATGGGCAAGGGCGGCCAGCTCATGGAAGTCGAGGACGAGCAGGGCAACAAGAAGACACAGCGCTTCACCGAGAACGACGAGTGGTACAGGGCCTTCTACAAGGCGTTCAAACGCCAGCCGACCGAAAAAGAACTCGAGGACATGGCCGTGGCCGTCGTGACCGGAGACCCATCCGCGCCAAAACTCGAGGGATGGATCCCGACGACCGAGGAAGAACACCAGGCCATGGCAGCAATCAAGCCCGAAATTGACGAGCTGCGCAAGGACATCGAACACCTTGAGGCCATCAAGGGAAAAATGAAGTTCTTGACTGGTGCTGAGATGGAGATAACGCAGGGTCTCACCAAAGAAGGCTTCCAGGTCTATCACATCATCCGTGACCAGCTTACGAACGTCGACATCGACGGAGGCCGTACAGCCCGCGCTGCCCGCCTCGACGCCATCCTCTTTGCCCGCCATGCCGACATCGTGGCCGACATCATCAGCAAGAAGACCGGCAAAAAATATACCGCCCTCGACTACATGCGAGAGCGGTATGGGTTGAATACGACGGGGAAAAACGTAGGAGATCTGGCACAGTCTATGAGTGATACGGCTCTTGTCAGATTGCAACAGGATCAGAAGGCCTGGAATAATCTCATAGATGAATATGAGAAGTCAGATAAAAATGTCTGGAAAAAGTACAACAACGGTAAACTGTATGACTTAATGAAGATTCCGTTGGTGCTACAGCTGCTTCACGTGCCCTATGATGATATTAAAGTATACGGGAGCTTTTTCCAGCATAGCCTGCGCGCCAGCCACCCCGGTATGACTACGAATCTCTTGCGGCAGCTTCCTGCGAGCATAGCTGACCCTGTTATGGTCTTGCGTGGGAACAAACCAGATTCCTATGTGTTCGTATTGGAACTGAAAACGGATAAGGGCGCATCCGTCGTGGCTCCGGTGGAAATCAATAAACTAGATGAACGCAGGGGAATCGTCATCAATGTGCTGAATAGTGCATTTGCAAAGGAAAAAGCCAATGGTGAACCTAGCTATGGTTGGCTGAAAAATGCGATAGAAAGTAAAAATATCTTGTACTTGAATAAAAGAAAAAGCATCGCCACAGCTGGGGCCTACTGGAACCAATCACCAGCGGATGCCCAACTTAGCAATGCTTTATCTAAGTTCATTATATCGAATAGCTCAGATGGCGTCAAGACTGAAGAAGATCTTGAAAAATTAAAAAAAGCGAATCCGGGGCTTTATCAGATGGAGGGGCAAAAATTATCAGCCCAGCCAGTAACCAACCAGACTCGCAGCAGGGAGTCGCATGGCAGTATCACACCGATGGCGAATGGGCAACGCATCATCTCGCTTTTTGAGAGTGCAAATGAATCCACTTTCCTACATGAGATGGGGCACATGTTCCTGATGGACCTCGAGGACCTGGCCAAGATTGATGATGTTTCCAGAAAGGAACTTCATATCGTGCAGGAGTGGGCTTCCTGGCATCCTGATGACTATAAGCTGTATAAGGATTCGAGGTTCGAAAAGGAGTTTTATGACCGGGAAATGGCCATCATTGCCGCAGAGCAGCAGGGGAACACGGAACAGGCAGAGTTTTTGAAATTTGTCTGGCAGCAGGAGCGCTTCGCCCGTGCCTTCGAGATGTACCTGCACGATGGCCATGCGCCAGCGAAAGGCCTGCGGGCGGTGTTCCGCAAGTTCCGTTCCTTCCTGATCAGCATCTACAGTGCCATCATTGGGGATGACGTGAAGCCAAGCCTGCCGGTGCGCCGCATCATGGACCGCATGATTGCCACCGAAGAAGAGATTGACGAGATGGCGCTCGACGACCGTTACCGTGATGTCACGAAAGCGGGCGGCGAGAAACTGCTGGATGAGTCGGAAGAAGATGTCTACAAGCGCTGGAAAAAAGATGCTGAAGACGAGGCCAAGGAACACTTGACGAAGCGCCTCATGGCAGACCTGACGAAAGAGAAGGAAGACGAGTTCCAGCACCGGATGGACAAGGAGCGGGAGACTTTCCGGAAGGCTCTGCAGAATGAAGACGTGTATCTGGCTGAGCAGGCCATCAAAGCAAGCGGTGGAGATGAGAATATCGTCCTGAACTGGTTCCCGAGCGTCGAGGCGTATCGAGAAGCGCGGGAGGCAGCGCCGCCACTGGAGACGATGCTGAAGGAGCACATGGATGCCTACGCACAAGAGCTGGACCGGGAGCTGACCGAGAGCCATCTTTCCGAGGAAGCCGTGGCCAAGGCCATGGACTCCAGCAAGTATCGGGCGAAACTGGAATCTCTGACAGCCACCTGCTTCGCCAAGAAGAAAGGCCTGCTCAAGAAGATCACGCGCAAGACCGAGCAGGCCATGCGGTCGGTCGAAGAGAAGATCATGGGACTGCCGGATGATATCGACCTGAAGATGGAAAAAGACAGCGACCTGGTTAAGGCGCTCATGAAGGCCATCAACCGGCTGCGCTTCTCGACCAGGTGGTCGAGCAAGGATTATGAGACCATCCAGCAGATGATTGATGCTGCCACGAAAGAAGAAGCCAAGAAGGCCATGGACGATGTCAAGCAGAAGATGAAAGACGACAAGGCCAACGAGGATGCCGTGTTCAGGGCTAACGAGGGCAAGATGCGCGTGTTCCGGAATCTGGCCAGGAAGACCATCCAGGCCAAGCCACTGCATGAAGCCTGCAGCCCGGGTTACTATACACATGAAGCGAAGAAGTGGGCCAAGGTTGTGGAGCAGTCCATCCGCAGCAAGAACTGGGACAGCGCCATGATGGCACAGGAGAAGAAGGCCTTTTACATGGCCATGGCCGATGAGTCCAGGAAGATGAAGGACCATGTCAACGGCCTCTTGGCCCGCGTCAAGAAGATGCTGCAGGCCAAGTCCGTGAAGCTGCCGCGCAACGAGCGCTATTGGCTGCGGCACATAGCCTATCTGCTGCGCCTGACGAAGACGGATGCCAAACTGGACGAAGGCGAGGAAATACCGAAGCTCGATGAGATGTTCAGGGGGCTCGAAGACAGTCTGGACATCCAGTTCACCCCGAGTGAGATTTTTGAGATCGAGAGTAAGGGGGAAGACTTCCGCGGCTACAAGGACCTCAATGCGGATCAGTTCGAAGAATGCGTCGAGGCCATGACCATCCTCTACACGACGGGCCGCGACAAATTCAAGATGAAGACCATCGGCGGCCAGACCATCGAGGCAATCGTGCAGGAGATCGTCAGCGATAAGGATGCAGATGCCTATCGGATCTGCGTCAATCGTCACCGCGTGCAGGAAGACACGGGCGGCATGGGCTGGAACGATGCCCTGGCCAAGATACCGGGGGCCGGAGAGGGCCTGGCCCGCTATGGCCAGAAAGGCCTGGCCGCCATCATCAAGCCGGAAGAACTCCTGAACGCGCTGGGCAAGAAGGCTCACCGGTATATCTACGGGATCTACGAGCGGGCAGCTGAGAAGGAGAGCCGCATGGTCAAACAGGAATTGACCGACCTGCAGAAAATCCTGTCCGGCTATTCCCATGCGGAGCGCCGTCACTGGAAGGATGCGAAGTACACGCTGACGACCGCGGACGGCAAAGAGCTCTTGTCGAAAGAGAACATCCTCTGCATGGCGCTGAACCTCGGCAGTGAGACGAACCGCCAGCGCCTGGCGGGCGGCTTGGGGATGGCTGAGAAAGACATCCTCAAGTTCGTGGAAGAGCACATGACCGCCAAGGATTGGCAGCTCGTGCAGGACATCTGGGACCACATCAATACCTACTGGGATGACACCGTGAAGGTCGAAGAGGAACTTAACGGCGTCCACCTTAAGAAGGTCGAGGCGGTCCCCTTCACCGTGACTGTAGACGAGAAGGGCAAGAAGAAGGAGCTGGAGATGAAGGGCGGCTATTATCCAGTCGTGTACAATCCGAAGAAGTCCAGCGCTGCAGAGGACCAGAATGCCAATGAGATTGCCAAGCAGAGCATGGCGGGCGCGATGGTGCTCGGCACAGGACGAGGCTTCACCAAATCCCGTTCGGAGTACAAGATCGAACGGCCGCTCCTGCTTGAGTTCCGCGTCATTCCGGAGCATACCCAGGCCGTCATCCATAACATCGCCTTCCGCCTGGCGGCCCGCGATGTCTATCGATTGGTCAATGATAAGACTTTCGAGAATCATGTCGTCAACACATTGGGCCGTGAGTACCATACCATCCTGAAGGAGTGGACGACAGATGTCTGGCAGATCGTGCAGGACAACAACAATCAGGCGGCTAATATGCTGGATACCGGATTAAACTGGCTGCGCAGCAACTCGGTCATGGCCATCATGGGCTACCGCATCTGGCCGGTTGTCGAGAACATCTCGAACATTGCGCCAGTCATGGAGAAGCTGGGCCCGTACCACACGGGACAAGCTATCAAGTCCTTCTATGGTGCAATGCTCCTTAAGAATTGGGAAGAATCAACAGAACTCTTGAAGCGGTCTGCCTTTATGCAGGACCGAATCAATTCCCTGGACCGCGACATCCGCAGTCAGCCGGGTCTCTTTGATGCCGACCATCGTGCTTTTGAATTGGTCCGCAACCATGCCTACGACTTGATGCTCTACTCTGACCTGGCACTTTCTGCACCGCTCTGGGTGCAGTCGTACCGCGATGCCTACAGCGGTAACCTTGCGGCCATCCGCAAGGAGAACGCCGAGAACCAGCAGAGCGTCCTGGCTGCCCAGAAGCAGGTCGAGCAGCTGAAGGCCGACATCATCAACCATTCCCAGAAAATCAGCGATATCCGCATGGATATGGATCGCCGCCACAGCGCAGACGAGCAGGAACGTGCGCAAGCACAGCAGTCGCCGTTTGCCGTGCACAGCGATGCCACGATGGAGCAGATGACGAAGGAAGAAGCGGCCAAGATTAAGGAAATCAAGAAGGAACTCTTCAAGGCCGAGCAGGATCTGCACGACGCGATGGCGCTGCCCATCTACACGGATACCGAGATGCTGCAGGAAGCAGAGCGCCGGTCCGTCATGGATGCTGACAAGGCCGTTCGTGACACGTTTGGCAGCGGTCGGACGATGGATCAGTCGTCTCTGCAGCGCAACAAGAACGCCTTCCTGAAGCTCGCGACGACGTTCTATAGCTTCTTCAACACGCAGTTCAACGCCATCTGGGCGAACTACCGTCATGCGCGGTTCGGCGCAGAGCCGCGCTTCATCAAGCGCTGGGCACCATTTGCCAAGTCGGCCATTTATCGTCTGATCATCATGACGCTGATCGGGAGCGCGATGAAGTTCGCACTGGGCCTCGACGGCAGTGACGACAAGGACAAGTACCGGACAGTCGTGAACCTGCAGACAGGGGATAGCGATTGGGTCGAGATTCCCTGGGACGAGCGGTTCTTCAAGGTGTATGCACAGAATGTGCTTTCATCGGCGGCGGGCGGCTTCCCGTTCATCCGCGATGTCGTCAACTTCGCTGTCTCGGCCATCTTCGATGGAAGTATCTACGGCCGTAGCGCCTCGCCTTTCTCGGTGGGCGAGCGGGCCGTGCAGGAGATTTCCAAGACCATTGACCTCATGGCCAGAAAGAGCAGCCACAATCTCGAGGTTGATGCCAAGGAAGCCAAGCGACTCCGGAACGAGGCAGAGAAGATGAAGAAAAAGAAGGGCAAGGCTCGCCGGGAATACCGCAAGAAACTCGAAGAAGATGCCAAGTACCGTCAGCCGGTCAAGCATATCACCAACAGCGAGATTGCCCGCCACGGCCTCAACGCCCTGAGCTCCCTGACGGCCGCCAGGACCGGCATCACCTCGACCATGACCGACGCCATCACCGGCACGATGCAGTACCTAAACGATAGCGATAACCGCTACAATGTCGACTGGAAGAACATCATTTGGTCTGTGGTCTTCGACAAGAAGCCAGTCGAGCGCGACATCCCAAAACGCCCCAAGAAAGATGAGTCCGAGAAGAAAAAGAAGAAAAAGAAAAGATAAAAAGGGCAGCACGTTATTCCTGCCCCAGCGTGGTAAGATAAGAGCATAGCAAGAAAAGTCTCACGTCATATGACGCGGGGCTTTTCACGTATCTGCAAGAATATGCAAGGAGGGATGGAGATGGTCGACAACATCGTGACCAAGGTCATCTACGATGGAGATGGCAAGACAACCGTGTTCCCCTTCGCGTTTGACTTTGCCGATGTAGCAGATGTGCATGTGCTGCTCTATGATGCGGATGCCGATCAGGAGAAGGTCCTGACCAAGGACTACTACGTCGATGCCACCGCGAAGACGGTCCACTATCCCGGATATGTGCCAGGACAGGAGCCGGCGGAAGCAGACCGTCCTTCTGTCCTGAGCAATCGCCAGAAGCTCGTCATCTATCGCGAGACTCCACTGACACAGCTGACCAACCTAGGCCGGAAATATCCACTCAAGACAATCGAAAGGATGCCGGACAAGCTGACCTACATCGTGCAGGAACTCAAGGAGCAGGTAGACCGCAGTATCAAGAACAGCATCAGCGGCGCAAAGACCTTCGTCGAGTACATGAAGGAAATCGACAACAACGCCAAGACCGCCTTGAAGAAAGCCTTGGAAGCCGCGGCATCGGCTGTCGAATCGCATCAGCAGGCAGAAGACGCCGCGGCTTCCGCCAAAGCGGCGCAGGAGAGTGCGGCCGTCTCTGCAGGTTGGAACGAGACGGCTGCAGCCAATGCCCGTGTCGCTGAGAATGCGGCGCTCTCGGTGGCCGTATACAGTGCTCCAGAGTGGCAGGAAACTGCTGCCTACAAGGCCGGCGATATCGTGACCTATACCGATGGTAACACGTATCGAGCCATCGCCGACAGTACCGACATCCTGCCGACTGATGCGGCATACTGGACGAGAGTTAACACCTACGTCGGCGACAACTTCTTTTGCATCGATGAGGCAGGTTACATCGTGCCCACCAAAGCACCGACCTACAGCGGCTTTTGGACCCTTGATACAGAAGGCTACATCGTCCCGATTCGCTCGGCGTGAAGTGCAAGCTGCTTAGAGAATACGTAGAAAAACGGAGGTTACTACCATGGAAAAATACATCATCGCCCCACCAGCCGGTAGCCAGACCAACGCTATCGGTGCCAAGGATCGTCCCTGGGAAGAAGTTCACGCCAAACGCTACCCTGGCCTCAACGAATACCTCGCCGAATCCACCGGCTACGGCATCGTCAGCGGATGCGAGCCCAGCATCAACGGCCTGACCGTCACCGTCAGTGCCGGTGTCATCCATACCGCTGACGGCCGCCGCGTCGAAGTGCCGGAGCAGAGCATCACGCTGGATGCATTAAGTTGAGGTGATTAGAATGGGGCTTCCAGCAAAATTTGTAGGTAGATGGGTAGCAGACGGAAATGTGATGCAGACTGGATATCCGGGCTCATCATTTTCTTTCTGTGTTACCGGAGCAACAGCGATTACCATGCAGATCAGCAATGCGAACCGTATTGCCTACAGATTGGATGATGATGATTACCAAGTCCTTCCAATACTGTCTTCCGGCACTGTAAGAATTCAGGGATTAAGCAGGGATACTCATCACATCAAAGTGGTTATCTGTACATCTCTTAAAACTTGGACGGGGACCAACTGCGCAAGAGTATCTGATATTAGTGTAGATGCAGGCCATATCTACGCTCCAAAATCTTCGAAGAGAAAAATCTAGTCTTTGGCGACAGTATCACGGAGGGATGCGCTGCAGATGACAGTTCTACGAGTGCTCCTGATCGAGCCTGGTGGAATGTATTGAGCGATAATTTATCGCTTGATATTACTCCTGTCGGAATCGGCGGTATTGGGTATGAAAATACATCGAATGGCGATTATCCATCAGTAAGTGCAATACCATCATATATTGAAAATATTAACGAAAATACAGTAGTGGATGATACGAATTTTGATATTGTTTTGCTTGAACTAGGAGTTAATGATTGGAAATCTAAAACCGAAATTGACTCTGATTATGTATCGAAGGTTTCTGATACATTGGCTCGTATCAAATCAAAATACTAAAAAGCCGATATCCATGCCCTACTGCCATTTAATCAAAATGGCTGGCCAAGTTTAAAACAAGCGTATCAGAATAGTGGCGTCCATATTATTGATACGGATTGGTATGATACGATAACTTTCTCCGATAGCCTTCATCCGAATCAGGTGGGTGGGCGTACTATAATGACAAATCTTGTAAATTACCTGGTGAATTTTTATGGAAGTAGTTATTTCGAGGAGGATATTATGAAACGTATCGATACGATTTATCTTGATAAAAACGGTCTTGTACAGAAAGTGTCTGGTGCATCTGCGAATACCCCTTTAGAACCTACTGTACCGAGCGATGGCATTAAAGTATCAGAGGTTACAGTTACATCCGATAGTACGAATGGTGAGCTCTCTGACGAAAGAAGTTTGGCGCCTTCTTATGCGCCTGATTATACAAAGAAAACAGATGGATTTTATTTAGGCGTATTTTTTACCAGAACAAAGTCGGAAAATAATGGTGCAGACAGAGTAGCAAACTTTTTTGTCTCTAAAAATGGTGTTGATTGGAAGCACTTTAACAAAGCAGTAGCGCTTGGTAAAGGTGGGGAATATCCTTTCTGGGGCGGCGATCCATCGTTAATCTACTATAAAGAAAAATTTTATGTAGCGGTTTCACAAAACGATCGTAAAACAGATTTCTTGATATATACATCTACTGATTTCAAACATTGGCAAGGGAAAAGGATAAATTTAGGATTAACAGAAGACAATAAAATGGTCTGGGCACCTGATTTCTTTGTTAGTAAAGATGGCGAACTGTATGTTTGCTTGGCATACTATGAAACGGAATCAATTTGTGATATTTTTATAGCGCATTGCACCAATATTGATAGTCTGACTTTTACGAACCCTGTAAGAATCAAGTTATGGGATGGAGTAGATACGACAAAATTAAGCACGGATAGAAAACATATAGATGCTACTGTTTATTACAACAGTGGCTATTATTATATGGCAGTAAAAAATGAAGTAAAAGCCAGAGTGGAAATTTTCAAATCAAGTGAAATATATTCTGGTTGGGAGAAAATTAATACCTCTGTATTTAACGACAATGTGGAGGGCCCGTCTATAATAAATATTCATGGTAAATGGCATATTTGGATGGATGAATTCGCTACTTCATCGACAGGCTTGCAAAGTGCATATTTACATGCCGAGTCTAATGATCTTATAAATTTCAATAATTGGGATGTACTGACATATGACGATGAAACGTATGAACATAATATTCGTCATGGAAGTGTCATTTACATTGATAGCAAAAGTCGTGCACAAGAAGTGATTAGAGGAATAAATGATTTTGAACTCCCTGAATCAAAACAAAAATACTGCTCAATGAATGGAGCTACTGCTATTGAAACTGCAAAGGGTGCAATGATTGATTTAGCAGGTAGTTATCAAGAAAATCACTATTATGTTATTGATAATTTAGTATTATACCCGCATCGTTACTATAGGGTTACCAGACCGTTAATTATAAAAAATATAACCAATCCATTGAATATTGATGAAGTTAAATTCTACTTTATGGGTTCTGGCTTGTTTTTAAAAATTGAAGCTATAGAAGGTAATGGTTGTAATTATGTGTCAACTGGTTCTAGAATTGAAAATTTTGTTATGAAATTGGAGGGTAAAAATGGTGGACGCTTAGTGAGGACAGATTATAATCCAGTCTACATAATGTCCATTGGAAATACTGATACCACTGCGAAGTATATTCATTTGTTTGATATGTCAGCTGAAAATTGGTGCGGATCAGATGCAATAATATATTTGGAAAACACGGCAGCATACTCACATAACGCCATATATCACATTCGATGCCAAAAATTTAATGGAGAACTTACTATTCATGGAGAGTTACTGAAATCAATTACTGTAAATCATATCAAATTATTCGCGGTGAAAAATGGCGATAAATTTAGTGTTTATGCGGAGCATGTATCTCAGTCATTTATTCACAAAATGACCTTTTTGTCTAAGGGTGAAATGATTTTCTTTACATATGTAAATGTCGCAACTCCACATACGTATCTTAATTCTTTGGATGCTTCTGCAGTAGAGATTGTGAGCTAAATATGAGAAAGTTTACAGAATGGAAATCCTTTTACGAATCCCACGCTGAGCCCGCTAATCCTATCGAAGGCGCATCTGGATTTGAAGTACAGCACGCGCGGGGCCAATGTATTTTTGAGAACAGGAGGATGCTATGAATCTAGAGACTGCATCTGCCGTAATCGGTCTGCTTGGAAGCGGCGGCGTGATCGGAATCATCTATGCCTGTATCAAGGGCGTTACGTATGTGACGCATAATGTCATCCGGCCAGTCAAGATGACGGTGCGGCAGCTCGAGGAAGTAATCAAGGAATTGCGGAATTGGATGGATGAACTGAGATGCGAGTCGCAAGAACAGGATAAGCGCCTGATGCTGGTGGAAGAAGCTATCAAGCTCCACGAGCGGCGCCTTGATACCATCGAAAAGAGGTTGAATGCGAGATGATTCGGATCACGACAGACATGATCGCCATTACGGGTCTGTCGCTGTCACTCGTGATAGGCATCGTGATGGGAGCTCCCACTGAGATTCTGACAGGTATCTCTGGGGGCTTGAGTGGATATGTCTATAAAGGTGCGATTGACGCCAAAAAGGATGATGTGAAGTGAAGTACAGAAAGAAGCCAGTAACAATCGAAGCATATCAGACGGATAAAGAGATGATTGTTCACACGCTAGATGGACCGCTGCATGCGTCTGTAGGTGGCAACCATGCCATCGCGTTCGTCGGCACTTCCGGTGTCCAGCTCGGTTGGCTTGCCTCGCAGTCAGATATGCTTGCAGAGGATTGGCAGATTGTGAAGTAAAAAAGAAGGTGCAAATA